TCAGGTTGCAAAAGCATCGCTACAACGGATTCTGGTACAAGCGTCTGAAGCTCCTCTTGAGCCTGATGAGTACCAAGACTATATATTCGCTCTAAATAATTACATGGCTCAGCTAGATGCTCAGGGCATTAGCTTGGGTTATACCGTGGTAGATAGCCTCGGTGATGAAGTCACAGTCCCTACTGGTGCGTTAAGAGGCATCATCGCTAACATGGCGATTGAAGTCGCACCTGACTATGGAGGCGTGGTTTCAGAGGGTCTAGCTCTGGCAGCGCGTCAGGGTATGCAGACCATGAGAACAATCGGGCAGCGCATTAGATCATCAAGACTGCCTTCTACGCTACCTTTGGGTTCTGGTAATGAGGACGAGTCCTACGGATTGAATGGACACTTCTACCCAGACGCAGAACAAGAAATACTCGCCGAGACTACAGGCGCAATAGGTTTGGAGGTCAGCACAAATGGCGGGTAATTCACAAGGTCGCAAGAAGAGTGAGTTCATTCAACAAGGCACAGTCTTAGCTAATAGCTATCTGGACTACGTTGTAAACGGTACTAACTACAAGATCAGCTATGACAACTTCGTAGCTAACCTTGGTGTTACTGGCTCAATCATTCAGACAGGATCGGTTACTGGGTCGCCTGTGCTTGATGTTGATGGGTCTGTTAATAAGATCAGAAACATTGAAAGCGGTTCAGGTGTTAATGCAAATGTCTCAGCAGAGAATGGCATTAAACTCTCTCACAACTTCACCGCTAGTGCAGATGGTCTGCCGATCCTATTAAACACCACCGCAGCATCTCCAACAATTGCAAGCATTGTCGCTGGATCTGGTATATCGGTGGCAACGGTCAATGATTCTGGTATTGAAATCTCTTCTATTGGTGCGGATATTTACGGTCAAGTGACCATGCAAGGTAACGCAACTGCGACAACTATTGCTACGCAAGGCACTCCTGTAAAGGTGGCTGGGACATGGGTTGTTCAAACAGAATCAAATTTCACTGGAAACACTACCGGACGGCTAACTTACAACGGCTCAACTACTGAGGTTGTTTCTGCAAGCGTGTCTATTACGTTTTCTCACGCAGCGGGTGGCTCAGATGATCTAGCGGTTTACATTGCCAAGAACGGCTCAGTAATCACAGCATCAAAACTCACTCGTGCGGTTACTGGTAGCGCCAGAGGTAATGTGGGTACGTTCTTTAATGTTTCAATGGATACCTCTGACTACCTTGAGGTCTTCGTGGCTAACGACTCAGACATTAACGATATTACCGTAGTGGATTGCTTATTCGGGGTGGCCTAATGCCTGTTACCCAATTACCCATAGCGAATGGTTTCTATGTATCAGACTCTCTGCCTATCGCAGCTCAAGAGTGTACGAACTGGTATCCGAATGTTGTTCAGGGTGCTGGATTGGCTCAAGAGACTCTATTCGGCACTGAAGGCATTGTTCAACTCGCTACCTCTGGTGTACTAGATAACGTCAACCGTGGTTCTCATGAGATGGCGGGTAAGCCTTACTTCGTCAATGGAGAAAGACTTTATAGGTTAGATGAGTCTGGTGATGATTACACTTTGACGTTCATCGGCGATGTTGAAGGGACTGTCAGAGTCTCTATGGCTGACAACGGCACACAATTGATGGTCTTAGTGCCTAACGGCAATGGGTACATCTACAACCACGTTACTGACACGTTTAGTCAAATCACAGATTCGGACTTCACTGCGAATGGTGTTCCACAGTTCGTAGTGTTCATAGATGGCTACTTCTTAATCACCACAGATTCTAAGAAGTTCATAGTAAGCTCCATCAATGACGGCTTGAGCTATAACGCTTTAGACTTCGGTACTGCCGAGTCCGACCCTGATGACATTGTTGCTCCGGTGGTCTATAAGAACCAACTATTCATCTCTGGTGGTCAGACGTTTGAGGCATTTCAGAACATCGGCGGTGCTGACTTTCCCTTCCAACGCACAGGTCTATTCTTACAGAAAGGCTGCTACGCTCCGTATTCATTGGTAAACGCGCAAGATACGTTCATGTGGGTCGGCGGTGGAGAGAATGAAGGGCCAGCCATCTGGGCGTTGAACGGCAACAGTACAGTCAAGGTTTCCACTACGGCTATTGATTCGCTTTTATCTAAGCTGTCAGACACTCAGGTTGCAAGTATTTACTCATGGGCCTACGCCAGTAAAGGAGCATACTTTATAGGCTTCGCTCTGCCCTCTACAACGCTTGTCTACGATACCACTAGCCAAAGGTGGCATGAACGTAAATCGTTTATAGCAGGCTCGTTAGGGGCTTTGAGAGTGGCTTCTGTAGTAAAAGCATACAACCAGATTTTATGTGGCGACATCATTGACGGTCGCATTGGTCAGTTTGATCAAAACGTCTACACAGAATATGAGAATACTATTGTCCGCAGGGTGGCAACTCAGCCTTTCCAGAACAATATGCAGTCTGTGTTCTTCCCTTCATTAGAACTCACTGTTGAGTCTGGTGTAGGTAATGAGAATGTGATTGATCCACAGATAACCTTAGAGCGGTCAAAGGATGGCAAGACTTGGAGTGGCGCTATCTCTCGCAGCATAGGTAAGATCGGTGAGTACAGCCGAAGGGCTATCTGGAGACGGAACGGCAGGGCGGCTAGGTTTGAGATATTCCGATTCACCTTAACGGATGCGGTGAAGCCTGTGATTATTCAACTGACTGCGAATATTATTGGCGGTGATAAGTGACAAGCCCAAGACTTAACGCAGCCCAGCCTATCGTACAAGCAGATGGGACAATGGAGCAGCCGTTCAGACAGTTTACTCAGGATGCTAGTCTCAGTATTCCTATTATTGGGGAAGGGTCACCAGAAGGCGTGGTAGAGGCTAGGCAGTACAGTTTATACATAGATGCCAATGGTTCTAGTGGGTCTATAGAGTACAGAAAGATGCAGCCATCCATTTCAGGCGATACGTCTCAAGGGTGGGTTGCTGTTTGATTAGTGAGACTAAAGACTCTGAGATTATACGCAAGATAGTTACACTTCCTGAGTTATGGGAGACAATCGCAGAAGATGGCGTATCTTTAGAGTCTTGGAGTCCTGATCTAACGCATGGCTGGTTGATATCATCTGATGACAAAGGGTTTGTTGGGATATACAACGTACATCCACTTAATGGGGTGACGTTACAGATTCATCCAATGATACCTAAAAACACTAGAGGCAAACGAGCATACGACTCAGCTCAAGAAGTTTTAAGGTGGATATTCACCAAGACGAAATACCAAAAGGTAGTCTGTGAAATCCCTGTAATCTATAGAAATGTAAAGCTATTTGCGATGCAGGCAGGAATGAAAGAAGAAGGCATAAATCGCTATAGTTACTCAAAAAATGGTAAAATTGTTGACCAGTGGCATCTCGGGATAGCCAAACAGGAATTTGAATTATGAGCAGCGTAACAGACAAACTATTTGGCGGCACTGATACTTATGGTATGGATGTGGCTGCTGATAACCGTAGGGCAGCAGAAGAGTTTATTAAGCAGCAAACCTCGCAAGGTCGGCAGGATGTTTTAAGCGCCTACGATCCTATGACTCAAGCTATTCAACAGGGCTATCAGCGCGGAGCAGACATCTACTCCTTTGCTATCCCTCAGCAGTTAGCGGCCTTGCAGTCAGGCGCACAAGAAGCCTACAGAATGAGGGCAGGGGCATTACCTGCTTATCAAAGTGCTTTGATGGGTACGCCTTATAATTTGTCCCAGATGGTCAATCAGACTGCGCCTATCAATGTGCCTACTTACCAAAATGTTCCTAGCATGGGTCAGCCTCAAGTAGTAGAGGCAGCAAAAATGACTCCATCAATGAGTCTGGCGAATTTACTCTCTGGGATATCTGGAATGACATCAGGTGGCTCAGGTGCTACCGATGGTGGCTACGGCGGTGGAGTCGGTGGCTCAGATTTCGCTAACGGTCAGCGAATCAACTAGGGGTAATCTAAATGGCTCTTCCTACACAACTAACAAACATCCCAGTAGATAATGACTACTCCATGGATGAAGCAGCGATTATTGAGCAATTGATTAGCTCTGGTCAGCTATCTGTTTCTCAGGTTTCAGATTACTTTGGTATTCCTGCTGCGGTTATCAACAGAGTGCTAGAGACTGACTTTGGCTACACGCCAGAGCAAGTGGCTCAGGTTGCTGCGCCATCTCCGCTTACAGGTGCAGTAGCTAATACTCCTGCTGTACAGCCTACATTAACTGTTGGAAACACATTCCCAGAACCTGATCTGCCTCCGGTTATGGGGCCATTGCCTCCTGCTGATTATGTACCTCCGGTACAGCCTACGCTGACTGTTGCGCCAACAAACACTGCGGCTCAAACAAATGTGCCAGCAGCTATTAACAATATCCCTTCAGATGGCAAATACTCAATGGAAGATGCCACTGCCGTAGAGAATGCGATTAGGTCAGGACAAGTCACCACACAAGAAGTGTCAGATTACTTCAACGTCCCAGTAGCAGATATTAACCGTGTGCTAGAGACTGACTTTGGCTATACGCCTGAGCAAACAGCACAAGCTGTCACAGGATTAACTCCAGCTTCTACTGAGACAGCAGCTCCTGCTGCCGAAACAGCAACCACTACTGAGACTACAACCACTTTGCCAGAAGCATTGACTAGCATTCCGGTAGACGGCAACTACTCAATGGCAGATGCTGAGATTGTTGAAAGTTTAATCAGGTCAGGACAAGTCACTACTCAGCAAGTAGCCGATAGATTCGGTCTTCCTGTTAATGACATCAACCGAGTCTTATCTACTGACTTTGGCTACACTGGCGACCAAATCAACCAAGCCTTTAGTGGTGGAGGTGTTAGCGGTGAAGTGACTAAACCAACTACACAAACAACGCAAACAACGCAAACTACTCAAGGAAATCAGGGTACTCAAGGCACTCAAGGCACTGCCGAGCCAGTAGTAGGCGGTTTAACTGGTAGGACAGTAAGTGGCGCAACGGCTCAGAACGTCTTTGCTCCAATAGCAGGGCAACCAGCCACAGGGAATCAATTCACATCCCCTACTGGCGGCACGAATATGCCACAAACAGGCGTTATAGGCGCAGAAGCGGCCTTACAAGGCGGTTTAGCTGGTGGTCTTGCCGGATTACAACAAGGTATTGGAGAGGCTCGTACAGGGCTTGTAGGGAGTTCTCAGGAGGCTATAAACCAGCTTCAATCTGGTCTTGCCACTGGCGCTACAGGTTTAACACAAGCTACTGCTGCGGGATTACAAGAGCTTAGAGGTTCTTTAGGTCAAGGCCGTCAAGATATCAGTGCTGGCTTTGGTCGTGCTGAGCAAGGCTTCCAACCTTATATGCAAGGCGGTCAGGCTGCACAAGCTCAACTAGAAGCTCTAAGCGGAGTCCGTGGGCAAGAAGCATTTAACCAAGCCTATCAAGAATCTCCTTACATGGCGTTCCTGCGGGAACAAGGCATGAGGGCTAACCTTGCTGGAGCAGCGGCTACTGGTGGTTTAGGTGGCGGCAACGTCCAGAAAGAACTAGCCAGATTTGGTCAAGGACTTGCTTCACAAGGTCTACAGCAGCAGATTCAAAACCTGCAAGGTCTGACAGGACAAGGCTTGCAAGCAGCATCTGGAGCTGGTCAATACGCCTCTGGTGGCGCAGGTCAATTAGCTAATCTTGCGCAGCTTCAAGGCACTCAGTCTCTTGGCGCAATGCAGAATGTTGGTCAGGGCTTGGCTGGATTAGGTCAGGTTGCTGGTACTCAAGGCGCAGGTATTATGCAAAATGTCGGCACTCAGCTTGCCAACCTTGGCTTGGCTGGTGGTCAGACTGCGGCCCAGATGGGTTACGGCACTGGTCAGAACTTGGCTGATATACGCACACGCGCTGGCGAATTGATGGCTGGTGAAATTTCCAACGTCAGCCGTGATGTTAGTGGCCTTGCTTCTGCTCTTGGTGGAGATATCTCTGGAGTCTACGGCGCACAGTCTAAGAACCTTGCTGACCTACTTGTTCAGTCTGGAATGGCTCAGGCTGATGCAACACGCATCTCAGCGCAGTTACTTTCTAACATCGCAACAGGAGCTTCTGGTCAGGTTGCAGGGCTAGGCACTAGCGTTGGTCAGCCTCAGCAGAATCAAGGCATACTGGGTCAAGTAGGTCAATTTGCTGGTGGTGTTGGCACTGCGGCAACCGCAGGACAAAAGTTAGGCTTGTTCTAATCAATACAAGGTAATCCATAATGGCGCAAGAATTATTTGGCACACCAACAACCGAACCATCAATGATCAGTAAAATTGGCGGTGTTCTTGGCGGTTTCGGCGCAGGCGTACAAGGCAAAGGGCAAGCATATTTAGCTGATCTACAAGCGCGCAAAGAAGACGAAGAAAAGAAGCGCCTAGCCGCGATGGTCAAGGACGCTAAACAAACCTATGACTTTCTCAACCGTGGCGATGTCAACAACGCTATGTCGCTTATTCAAGATCGTGTTCAGATGATTGGTGAGTTAGGCGGCGACCCATCTGATACAGCGCGTATCGGCTCAATGCTACAATCTGGTCGTATCGCAGAGGCTCAGAACGAACTGCGTGGGTTCTTGCGTCCGTTTATGCCTACTGAGGCTATCAAGGCATCTGAGCTAACTCCAACAGGTCAGCGAGTAACTTTTGACCCCATAACTGGACAAGCTACTGCGGAAGATGTGACAGGATTTAGAGGCGAACCTACACCTCAAGGCTACAGAGCAGTCACCTCTGAAGAAAGAACAACGTATCAAATACCTGAAGGCGTTCCTGCTCGTTTTAACATCTCTGAAAACAAACCGGAAATTATTAGCGGCGCAGCAGCTACTACAAATATAAATATGCCTGCTGAGCAAAAACCCAGCGTTGGCAGGGAAGCTGTAGACAAAGCATACGCAGAAGACTACTTGCAATGGCAGCGAGTAGGCAGGTCGCAGGCATTTACGAACTTGGCGGCTATTGGCGGTGTCTTAGGTCAATTAGAAAGAGGCGAAAAACTTTCTGGCCCAGCTATCGGCATTGCGCCTAATTTTATATTGGCGCTTACTAATCCTGAAGCTACGGATGCTAGAGAAACGGTTCAAGGCGTTGTTCAGCAAAATCTAAGAGAAATTCTTGGTGGTCAGTTTGCACAACAAGAAGCGCAGCAATTATTGGATAGAGCGTTCAACCCTTCTTTAGACCCATCCATAAACGCAAGAAGGTTAAGAAGGCTGTACAATCAAATGGAAATCGCTGCTAAGCAACGAGATTCTATGGCAAATTATTTTGACGAAAACGAATCTTTGCGCGGCTATACAGGCGAACAACCTAAGCTCAGTGATTTTTATACCGCCGTGAGTGATTTTAGCGTTGATCAAGTCGTCAATGGTTTTAAGTATCTTGGTGGAGACATGAGCGACCCATCATCTTGGGAGGAGGTTAAGTAATGGATGAAGATCAAATTCCAGAAAACCTTTTGCCTTGGGAAATTGAGGCTTGGAAAGAATCTCAAGCTACTGGACAGCCATTTCAAGGTCAGCAAGACACAGGTCTGCAAGCATTTGAAGGTAGTCAGGCTACAAGAATGGCGGCTCAAGGAGTTTCTTATAACTTTGCTGACGAAGCAGAGGCTGCTGCGGTTGCTGCTGCTACTGGACAGCCTTACCCAGAAGTTATTCAAGAAATTCGCACTAAATTAAAAAACTATCAAATGGAAAACCCAAAAGCTGCTGCTGCTTGGGAGTTTGCAGGAGGTATGTTGCCGTCTGCTGTATTGGCCTATACGACTAGAGGAAAAGCGAAAGGGCCAGTGACCGCCGAGCAAGCCTCAAGTTTGTTTACTAGATTTTTCCCTAATGTTGCAAAAACAATGGGGCTTGGTGGAGCTGAGGCTGTAGTAGCAGGAATAGGTGCGTCAGAAGAGTCTCCCTTAGATCGTATATTCAACGCATCACGAGTAGCCGAAGGAGCTACCGGATCAGCCGTTGCTGGGGGGATGTACACTGGCGGTAAAGGGCTATTAAAAGGCGTAAGCCTAACGGCTGACCTACTGCGTATTGCTGCTCGTAGAACTGATAAAGACATAGTTAATAGAGAAATTCAACGCATTGCAGATGACGCTGGAGTCTCAATAGAACAAGCAGGAGAAATGCTGGCTAACGGAGAGGCTATTTCCAATAACGCTCAAGTCGCAGAAGCATTAGCTGCTCTTAGAGCCAGAAGCCCTCAAGCAAGCCAAGCTATAGGCGAAGCACAACCAAGAGTCAAAGAAGTCCAAGCGGAGGCGGCAGAAACGATTGCTGGCGGTCTTGGTGGTGGCATGAGTAAGAATACATTCCAAATCGCAAGAGCTAATGATCAAGAACTGAAAAAACTTACAGATGCCGAATACAAGAAAGTGGACGGCGCAAACACATTAGCGTCTGGAGAATTGGTTGATCAGATTGTTGATGTTATTCAACGCGCGCCTGCTGGTGGAAGAAAGATACAAGAAGCCTATAGGTCGCAAACTGGCACTCCATTTTTCAAAGTTAATGAAGCTGGTGAAATTGAATTTTTGCGAGACCCTACAGTATTGGATGCTGAATATCTGATGCGCGTTGTGAATGTCGAAGGCAATAAGCTAACCGAGAAAGGTGGCGCTGACGGTATCATAGGCATTAATTTAATGGATGCAGGTAATTCTTTACGCAATATTATTGATGTTGAATTGCCAGAAATAATAAATGCAAGGTCTGTCGCTAGTAATGCGTTTCAAGTTAAAGATGCTTACAATCTTGGCAAGAAGATTCTCGGTAAATCTCCAGAAGAAGTAGAAAATATTTTCTTGGACTTATCTGAAGCAGGAAACCAAGAGGCATTAGATGCCTTTAGGTTAGGATTTTTAGCGAATCTTAAGTCTAATATGTCTGGAGCAAATAAAACTACATTTATCAACAATTTGCTTGATGAAACTAATACAAAAGGCATGAATCTTAGAACTATATTCCCTGAATCAATGCTAGATGAGGCATTAGACAAACTAGGTATAGCCCAACGAACTCAGCAATCATTTGGTAAAATGACCGGAGGCAGCGACACGACTCAAAAGCTGGCAGCTATACAAAAGCAAGGTTCTGCTTCTGGGACTGCTAGATTAATAAGCGATGCGGCTCAAGCTGGTCGAGGGGATGTAAATTCTGCGGCAAGTATACTAGATAGAATTATTCGTCAATTTGCTCCAAATCTAAGCGATAGTCAGGCTGGTCGTGTTGCAGAAGTTTTAATATCGCAAGACCCAGAGATAGTAAGGAAGGCTTTGACAGATAGGACGGTATTGCGTCAGGTGCAAACAACTATCGCAGACGTTGCTAATATTCCACTACAATCTCTTTCTCAGAATGTTGGTAAAGCAGCAGCGGCTGCTATCGGACAATAGGAAACTACAATGGCACGATTCGGTGATTTCGACCAATACTTAGACAACGCTGGCGACCCTTTAGCTGAGGGCAAGCTGTACTTCTACGAGTCTGGTACTACCACTCCAAAGACTACCTATTCGGACGTTAATAACTCAATTCCGAATACGAATCCGGTCTTGTTGTCTGCGGCTGGTCGTCAACCTAACATCTTCTTTGACGG